AAGATTAACAAATCTTGGAACTTCACATATATGTAGTTTTTATATGTGGGGTATGCTCCGTTCTCTGAGTAGATAGATATAGAAACAATTAAGGTTATGAGATTGGAGAGTGGATTGAGTGATATATATAGAAGTGGTCTCCATCTATTCAATATGATTTATACTTTCAACTGGGAGGGTGAAGTAAGGTTTGGACTTATGTAGGGAGTCTTTAAGATTCTCTTGGAACTCAACTATGTGATTTTATAAAATCCTCAATCTTTTCAACTCGGTATTTTAACTCCTCTAACTGCCCTTGTGTGGCTAACTGCTCTCTTGGGAGGTCTATCCCCAGCAGTTTCCGTAAGGTTTTATTGTAACTTCCATTTTTTTTATTGTCGAGGAATTCTTGGACTTTTTTTCCAATATATATTGCCTTTCCCATTATATTACCTAATAAATTACCTAATTCTAATATATTTAAAGGTTTCGTTAATAATAAATAAACCTTAAAAGTAAATAATTATATGAATATTCTGTTCAGAGAATCCGACGGAGAAAGAATAAATGTAGACAATGCACTTGCCGAGTCTTATGATACAACGTGTAAGTGTTTTACTACGATAACAAACAATGAGACACGTGTTAATGAAGGCAGACTGTTCTCCGCAACACATCTCTTCACCGGCGTGGCGGATAGTGGCGTTGTTCGGATTGTTGGAATAACGGGAGATAACTCTGCAAGATTACTTGTTATTATAAAAGCAACGGGGGAGGCTGAGATAGAATTTGAAAAGGGAACTACGTTTACAGACAACGGAACAGAGATAGACGCTTTCAACAGAAATGAAAATTCAACAAACACGCCCACCACCAAAATTTACCACACACCCACAGTTGACGAGTCTGGCACAGTATTCTCCGAAGATTTAATTCCGGGCGGTGGGCAGAAGAATGCATCAATCGGAGGAGAGTCTTCGCTTGATTTGAGATATGTTATTTCAGCAAATTCTAATCATCTCCTCAAAATAACAAACACCTCTGGTGCGGAACAGAAGATATTTGTCAAGTTTGTCTGGGTGGAATAACCCAAACGTTTATATATTAGAAGGATATATAATATAGTATGGCATGGAGCAAATCTTCTGATGTGAACCAGAAATTGGTTGGACTTACTAAAAAAGACATAGAAATAGTCGAAGAGTTCCGCTCAGGAAAAGAAGAAGGCTTTAGCAATGCACTGCGAAGAATGATTAGAAACTTCCACGACTTCAAGAAAATGAACGAAATTCTTGACCAACTAAGTTCACTTGAATTAACGCTTGAGACCATGATGGAGCCAGAAGCCATTAAATCAATACTAAAATCGGAGATGGAGGTGGAAGAGGGGAAATCTATGTCTTGGAAGGAGGTTAAAGAAAAATTATGAGAGAAATAACAGACCCGTTGGAAGCATTAAAAATTTATGAAAAAAACGAGAGGGATTTAATTGGCACGGAAGTATCGGACCTGCTCGATTTGCGGAAAGAAACTCGACACACAGAAATCTTGGAAGAAGCACATGCAGAGCCACTCGAAGGGCGAGCAAAAGCGTTACACAGTCGGTGTTCACAAACCACTTAAAGAACTTATAGACCGCAAGCAGAGAGACTACGAAACAAAGGAAGCCACAATCTGGAGACTAATAGATAGACAAGAAATCCGGACAGACTTAGAATACGAACTTTTAGCAAGTAGGGTTTTAGATGAATAAAAAAGAAACATACTTACAACGCAAGAAGGTTAGCAATCAATACCACACACCGCAGTCCACTTGGGAAAGGAAGTGGAACTCGATACATTTCAGCACAAGCAACTCCGAAGAACACGAAATAATGAAAGCACGTGTATGTTACGACCTTCTTAAAAAAGGCCACAAATTCATAACAGAGGCGGTAGACTGCGAATCTGATAAAAGAAGAGATGTGGTGGATTTAGACACGGGAGAAATATATGAGATTGAAACAACCGAAGAGAGAGCCGAAAGACATAGCAAGGACATTAATGTTGTGATGGTAGAAAGTCCGTGAGTTATTTCTGAGACTATCCCTCTCATTGTGCTCACGGGCCTACAAAAATGGACGTTATTGACTTCATAGAAAAATACATGAAGCTTGAAGGCAAGCCCATCGAGCTTTACGACTACCAGAAAGACATACTCAGAGACGATTCAGACTATAGAATTATAAATAAATCAAGGCAGGTGGGTATATCTACAACCATAGCACTTGAGGCTTTAACATATGCACTTGGTAAGCACGACTGCACGGTTCTGATGGTTTCTGTAGCCGAAAGACAGTCTAAAGAACTACTTGATAAGGTCAAGAGGGCCTATGATTCTTTACCGAAGACCATACAAGTTCCACTTGAGACGGAAACTAAGAAAAAAGTCGTTTTCCGCAACGGAAGTAGAATTATATCCTTACCAAACAACCCAAGGACTGTCCGTGGTTACAGGGCGGACAGAGTTTATTTAGACGAGTTTGCAAATTTTGAGAAGTCAAATAAGATATGGGAAGCAATAATGCCATCAGTATCAAGGGGTGGTAAGGTTACTATATGTTCAACACCACTCGGTAAATTAGGAAAGTTCTATGAACTGTGGGCGGATGCGGAGGATTTCTCTAAACACGAAATTCCTTGGGAGATGTGTCCAGATATAGAAGACCAGATAGAGCGTATAAAGTCGGGGATGCCCGACGAAACACAGTTCAAGCAAGAGTATTGTTGTGAGTTCATAGACGAATCCATGAGTTTCTTTCCATTTGACTTAATTAAGGAGTGTGTGGAGGAGATAGACGATTACTCAGGAGAGTTGCTTAACATGGGTGTTGACTTTGGCAAAAAAAGAGATTCGACTGTAGTTGTCGGCATTACAAGAGAATCTCCACATGAAATGAAGGTGTTGAGAGAATTCAAAGGTGGTAGCCTGAGCACATACCAAGAACCGAAAGATTATCTTATTAGAAATATATCAGACAGTTGGGAGGTCAGTAGGATTTATTTAGACGATTCGGGTCCCGGACAGGAGATAATAGAAAATTTACAGAATAGATTTGGAACTATAATAAAACCAATATCATTTACTAATCCAGAAAAAGAGAAGATGATTTGGAATTTAAAACATATGATGTTAGATGGAAAGATAAAACTACAAGACGACCAGAAGTTGATAAATCAACTACACGCCTTACGTAAGAAGGTTACGGACATGGGAAACATACAATATGTCCATCCAAGTTCGGGTAGCGTAGTTCATGATGACTATGTGTGGGCGTTGGCTCTTGCTTGTAGGGGGCTGGATAAGAAGAAAAAACACAGCTCAGCCAAGATTTACAAACGTTCAGCACTAAAAAGGAGACCAAACAAATTTAGTTTTAAATAACCCTAAAGAGAGATTTTAAATATGGGATTGTTAGATTCATTCAGGAAAAAACGCGGAGCGAAGATTTTTAATAAGGCAGGAGTTAAGAGCATAATATCCGACTTAAAACCAAAGGCTACAGAGGCTTTCTTTCAAGACTGGGACGACGAAATAATCAGTGCTATGGACAACGAAGGTAATGTAGTTAGTGGAGTTAAGAGATTCAAACAGGACATAGACCTTTATCGGAAGATAACTAAAAACGTTCCTAAGGTTGGTGCTCAGATAGACACACAGGCAGAGTTTGCAGTTCAGGCAGGATTTGAGATATTAACAGACAACCAAGAAGAATCCGAGCGTCTAAAAGATGAGATGCGGGGGGAATACGAGTTAAGAGCCATAAGCAGGTTGAAGGGACTGTTAACAGACGGAAACGTATACTATCTTAACAAGGACTACCCATTCAAGAGGCTACCCACAAAGCACATGAGAGTTAGGAGAGACAAGAAAGGCAAGATACTTGGTTATGTTCAGATTAAGGGCGGGAGGGTAGTTGCTAAATGGAAGCCTGATGAAATAATACATCTAAAATGGAATGTATACGGAACAGAACCATACGGAACATCAGAAATCAAGAGGCTCACGGGTGTTATAAATAAAAAGTTAAACATGGAGGAAGCCGAGGGTGCGATATTCGAGAACTATGCGAGTCCTATCATAATGTTAAAGATAGGCACGGAGGAGTCCCCAGCAAGTCAGAGTGAAATAGCAAGTATAATGGACGACTGGGAATCAAGAAAAATAGGTGGAGATATATTTGCACCCGGAGACTGGGAGGCAGAGGTTCTTGCTCCAGCACAGGGGGTCAGGGATGCGATAGAACTAAAAAGAGATATTGAATCCCAACTCGAATCTGGATTAAGAATGCCGGTAGGAACTTCCGATGAAGGAATAGAATATAGGTTTAATGCATTTGATAGAAGAATTAAGACACTTCAGGACATGGAGGCAGGATTTATTGAGAAATATGTATTTCCGGCACTATTAAACAGACAGACAAACATACCGAGAGTAAGATTTAAACCACTCGACATAGAAAAGTTACTCAGAACCGCAAGGATGGTAAGACAACTTGTAGGTAGTGGCAATGCCCCCGCAGTTATAACAAGAGACGAAGCAAGAGATATGCTCGGATTAAATCCACAGGGGGGAGACCTTTACTATCAAGGACAAGAAAGGGGTGATGATGATGCAGACGACGAAGAAGATACTGAGTAGCACCCACGGAAAAGAGGTGGGAATGAGAAAGGTCAGGTGTCCGAAGTGTGGGAAAAAGCATTACATACCAATTTATGTGAAGGATTTGGTGTGTGAAGATTGTTACGAGAGGGATGAGTTCGACAACGACGAATTTACTTCCGTAAGTTGGAACTTTCAAACAAAAACAAAAGCTGAAGATGTTAGCAAAAACACTTTCATAGAGGTGAAGTGAATGGATGAAAAGATTTTAGAATCAATTTCAGAACAAGTTGAAGGGATGATTATCAAGCCCAAGGAAAGTCCAGTTCCGCACATGGTGCTGGGTATTACAAAGGGCGGTTATGTAACACAACCGATGTTTCTTACATAGGTTTTATATAACCCTTCCTTGAAATTTAAAGTATGCCGTCTAAATCTCCCAGTAGTTTTGATAGCCAAGACGATTGGATTGACTACTGTATGTCAGACAGTGAGACTAAGAAGGAATACCCCGATGAAAAACAGCGTTATGCCGTCTGTAGGAGTTATTGGGATAACAAAGAAAGTGGTAAAACTTTAAATAACCCTAACAACGAATTGATACATATGGAAGACCTGAGGTTTAACGCACCCATTAAAATTAAAGAAGCAAAGGAAAGTGACAGTGGTATAGAGAAGTTGACAATTTCTGGCGTGGCTGTTACGGAGGGCACGAGTAGAAACAACGTATATTATGGTTCCGACGTTCTCAAAGAAAGTGCAAAGACACTTGAGGGGAAACCTCTGTTAATGGACCATTCACAATCAACGAGGGATATAGTCGGAAAGGTGGTGGAGACCAGTTTTAAAGATGGTAAAATACCCTTTACCGCAGTAGTTGATACTGGGGAAGAGGATTTAGTTAGAAAACTACGGAATGGGTTCATAGACTTTGTTTCAATAGGAGCAAGTTTTGATAAAGAAAACTCTCAAAAAAAGGAGGGCGTTCTTCATGTGCAAGGATTAGAGATGCACGAACTTAGTTTTGTTCCTGTTCCGGGTGTTGCCAATGCAACGCTCTCGCAAGTAATTGCGGAAAAATTCAAAACTCACCATCAGGGTGACAAAATGGAAAAAGAAAAATTTGAAGAAGAACTAGAAAAACTGAAGAAAGAGAACGAAGAGCTAAAGACCGAAAGAGATTCACTCCAAACTCAGCTTCACGAAGACGACGAAGACGAAGAGGAAGTTAAGGAGCAGCTCAAATCTCTGCACGAAGCCATACAGACCCTCAAAGAGCAGGATGAAGAAGAGGAAGAGGAAGAACCTGAAGAGGGAGAGGTCGACGCAGAAGAAACCGAAGAGAAGGCTTCAGGCCTTATCAAGGAAAGAGCAAGCGGAGGAACAGTTAGGTTCTACAAGGAGGACCCTTTGGGGTTCAGGTGATTTAAATGGGAGCATTCACAAACGGATTTTACCCCTACTCAGTTGGGACGACAATCTCGGTAGAAGCTGACAGTGAAGACATCTCTGCAGGTCAGTTCGTTTCTGCTTCAGGCACAACAGACCCATCGCACAACAGTCAGCTCACTGACGGAGTGCTTAAGGCTACTGTCTCAGATGCTGGAAATGCCGCAGACTCCGATGCAGTAATCGGAATAGCAATGGAAGACATCTCAAGTGGAGATGTTGGTTCGGTTGCTCTAAGCGGTGTCTTCTTGGTTAAGTCCAATGGAGATATAACAGCAGGAGACGATTTAGCAAAGGCACAGACCAATGATGCATACGAAGTAGACCAAGCCACAGACTACAACGACCTAATAGGAAAGGCACTATCTTCGGGTTCAGACAACAGTTGCGTTCTGATTCATCTAAACACGGTGTGATTATCATGCAGTATGGAATTAAAGAACTTTTGACAAGAGACATGGAATCCGAGACGATAGAATCAGAAATCTACGACAGGATTATCGCCGCTGTTAAGGACAGGCTCATAGCCAACCAACTTGTTGGACTAAGGGTAGGTCCAGACAGCATACCGGGCGATAGCATCACAATCGACCTGATGTCGAAAGACAAGATAGTTGTCGAGGAAATTGGAGAGGGAGCGGAGTTCCCTGACACAAGGGAAGAGTTCACCTCAAAGACACTGACTCCAATCAAATACGGGCTAAAGTTGCCTGTAACGAGGGAGATGGTGGAAGACAACAAATTCGACATCGTAGAGCATCAAGTTGCTGAAGCTGGCTACCAGATGCAGAAGAAACTGGATAGTCTTCTTCTTGCAGCCATATCGAGTGGAAGCTCATCTGCAAGCAACGGCGTAACTGCCTCAGGTGGTTTAACCGCGGCAAAGTTAGCAGAGGGGATTTCCAAGCTCGAAGCAAATGGATACACTGCTACTGACGTAATAGTTGACAACAACATAGCCTACGACCTCAGACTCATCGACTCATTCACAGAGGCTGACAAGGCTGGAGTCAACGACCCATCCCAGAGACTCATAGGGAAGACATGGGGAGCAAAAGTTTGGACGACCGAGAACGGAACTGCAAATTATGCCTACGTCATAGACAGGAGTCACGCACTTTGCATGGCTGAGAAGAGACCGATTTCAGTTGAGAGATTCGACGAAGTTACAAAGGATATCGTAGGTGCGGCTGTTTCAGCAAGATGGAAGGTCAACTACCTACGTGACGGTGCCTGTGCAGTAATCGACTGCTCGTAGAGTTCGTGAAATAATCTTTCACTATCGGCTCGAAATAGAGGTTGGAATCATGAGAAAAAAATTAGCCTTTTTAACCCCCCTTTTATTTATATTACTGGCCAGTATGGTTTACGGTAGTTTAAGCTTTACTGCCAATAGACCCACCAATCAGACGGTCTATGACAACAACACCAATTTTATGTTCAATATTACCCTTAATGACAGCATAATAGGCGACTGTATATACCAAGTAGGACTTACAAACGGAACAATAGTAGGCAACACGACCATGGTTAATTCATCAAATACTTGGTTTAACGACAGCCTTACTCTTACAGATTCTGCGTATGGCTCTTATCACAATGTTACGTATTTCTGTAATGAATCCGGAGCATACAACCAGACCAAGACTGTGTGGTTCAAGTCAGATGAGACAGCACCAAGCGTTTCACACTTTGCACCCACAATATATAATACAAGTGCTAGTGATGGAAACTTTGTAAATGTCTTGGCAAATGTATCGGACACAACAGACACAACCATAAATGTCACAATACTTAATGAAGCGGGTTCGGTAGTAGATGTGTTCACACCAACAACCACAAGTGCCGCACAGGACGTTAACGCAACATACAATTTAACATACAGCGACTTTGGTTCTGCAGATGGATTCTACACTCTTAGAGTTAATGCTACCGACGAGGCAGGCAACTCTGGAAATGGAGATGAAACACTTACCATACAAAGTCTACAGGCAAATACATGGAATCTTTTAAGTCAGGTAGAGGCGAATGAGAACATGGTTACATGGGCAACAAAAGTTCCAAGTTTGTCTTATATAAGCACATTGGACAACGAATACAAGAACTTCACCACATTCCAAGTTGGAACTTCAACTTACAACACATCAACCGTAACAAAAGGATATGGTGTGTATGTATACCCATCCTCAACTGTTACATTAATGAGAGATTGGGATGCAAGCGGTGGAGTTTCACAGGACCTTAAAACAAACGGTTGGAATTTGCTTGGAATAAACGATGACCAGCACACATTACAAGATGTTTGCGACAAAAATGCAAAGGTGAGCTATGTAAGTTACCACAATGCAACAGACGACGTTTACTATAGTCACAAATGTGACTGGAATATAAATAATGTAACTGTTGATAGAGGCCAAGGAGTGTGGGTTCTAACAACAGGAAACATATCGGTGACAATATGAAAAAGATAATTACGATTTTGATGGCTTTAGTTTTGATGGGGAGTCCTGTATTGGCTCAATATACACCACTTCCAATAAGTGGAACTGTTAGTGTTCGTGGTGCTGGGATAGACGTTACCATAGAAAATCTTGACACGGGTGAGGTTATAAATACCCAGACAAACAGTGATGGATTCTTCATAGTGGACTGGGCAAATGCCGAAGAGAAATACAGGCCCGGAGATGAATTCAAGATAACAGTGGCTGGTAAATCCAAAACAGAAGTTTACGAGGGAAGTCCCATAGAAGTTGAATTTGTATTTGAGGAATGTCCAGAATGCCCGCCTTGTAATTGTCCAAGCATACCGGAGGACTGCCCAGAGGACACAACACCTTACGAAGAGTGTGACTCTTGCTGTGATTGCCCAACAATACCAGAGGAAGAAGAGGACTATTATCTCGAAGGATTTATAGCGATATTAGCAGGGGCTCTTGGAGCATTGTTCGGTTACAAGAAAGGACCGAAAAAACTCAAGGAGTATGCAGAGAAACATTTTAAGAAGGGTCAGTATGTAAGGCTCGGTAAATACTACAACGGAACTGTCACAGCAAAGCACTTACACCCCGGCATAGTTGGATACCATGACCCAGATAGAGAACACAAAAATCCCAATGCAAAACATCCAAAAGGAGAATTAGCAGGCAAAAACGTTCCGGGTGATTAAATATGCCAATAACACCATACACAATATCAGGAACTGTAACATTAGACGGTTCTAACAAACAGGGAGCTAAAGTTTATGCCTCAATAAGAGGACAGCCAGTGCCCGCCTTCGATGAGGGCACAACCGTGGCTTACACCAATTCAAGCGGACAATACACACTTGACTTGGCAAACATAGCAGGAGGATACTCCGACGGGGATACTGTTCAAGTCGTTTGTGAGATAGGAGACATAGTAACCAAGTCAACCCACACAGTAGATACTGACACGGGTTCTGGAACAGTGGACTTTGCAATAACCGAAGCTTCAGGATTAACAGATGGATTGAGTGATACTGAAAGTTCCGATGGAACTGGTGGATTAAGACCAGACCCCAACTTTGAAAAAGGAACATCAGACGGGATGAATTAAAATGGGAATAAGCACACAAAATTCAAACAACTGGACAATAGCATACGGAACAGCCGCAGAGGTTGTGGGATGGCTAGATTCACAGGATGTCGGTCCTAAACAGATAGTTAGTTTCACATTTGATGGAAGTTCAGGTAATTACGCGGTATTAATACAACCATAACTTCACCTCCACACCATTCACTATGCACCCCTTAACCCACAATGTCCCGTTCGTATTTTCTGGGCGGGGCAGTTTTATATAACCCTTTCTATACTTTTTATTTATGAAGCTCATTTACGTCGGAAGACACCAATTTGAATACAAAGGAGTGACTTTACCAGCCAACGTCGTAGTGGAAGTCGATGATGAGGTCGGAAATGTTTTGAAAGGCAAGAGAGATGTTCACGAAGTGAAGGGGGAGGAAAAGAGTCTACTGAAAAATTTCAGAGACCACATGATATTGGAGGACGGAGAGGAAAAATACCAATGCCCGACCTGCGGAAAGAAATTCGACACCAAGAAGGCGTTAACTGGACACCGCAACGGTGCAAATCACTGAGGTGATTGCAATTACAATAACAAAAGAAGACATAAAGGACAGAGTTAAAAATAGAGTTTCTGACATACCTTCTGATTTAACGGATGTGATGATTAAAGAGTTTGTGGACGATGCACATATAGAACTTGAACAGGTAACGGGTGATTCTATAGATATAAATGACATAGATGAAAAATACAGACCAATTTTGACAAATTTGTCCTGTTTATACCTTATGTGCTTCAAGTTGGATGGGGATGTAAGTGCAAATCTTGACTTGGGACAAGGAGTCTCCATAGACTACGGTAGCAGGGCAATCCAAGGCTTCACAGAGCGGGAAGTAAAAATGATTGAGTTTTTCAAGGAAAGGATTAATTCTTCCCTTAAAACTTTAGGTAAAACACAAAACTATGGATTCTCTGACCCCGGAGTGAGGATTTAATGTCCGTAATATCTGGCTCTGGCTTACAGACCGACATTTCAAGTTTAATAGATGAAATAGGCACAGCGGTGGAGGTCTACACATACAATCCTACCTATAATGATAGGGGAGACACGCAGGGTGCTTACGGTTCTACCGCAGACTCGACCCCAACAGTAATTCCAGTCGCAGAGGCTGACACTTTAACAAAGGAGAGATACGGTGAACCGAACGAAGGGGCGGTGAAATTTTTATTTAAAGGCGATGCAACGATAGGACACGGAGATAAGATAGTTTGGAATAGCATAAACTATAAAGTGATAGATGCAGATGCTACCCCACTTTCTGGAACCGATGTTATAATTCACGTCACAGCTACGGTTATGGATGCCGGTAAGTTACAGAAGGAAGTTTCCGGAGGCGTCACACTCGACGATGTTATAAATACTGCATAGACTTAAATAACCCTTCAGTGTATTTCTTAATGGGGCGTGGTTGCGTCTCAAAGATGATGGCTATGGCTGTAGCAAAAGGAACACAGTTTTCACAAAGTTGGCAAGCGGTTTACAATCTTCTTACTGACAGTTCCAAAGGATTGACAGACCCACAGGGTAGAGACTTAACTATAGATGAGTGGGTGTTTTCTGGATACCCAGACATTCAAGGAAGCGACTTCCCAAACTATCCCATAGTTGTTATCCAATCCCCAGACCTCCGTTCTTCTAAATTCACAATAGGAGGAACACGTGAGAACGATATAACATTTATGATTTCCGTGGTTACAGATACCCTAAAAGATTTAGATGAGGTCTCCGACGATGTTGTAAATACGCTGATGAGCAACAAAGACACCACATATAATGCTGGTTTGAGGGGGGGTTCAGTGACAAATTCGACCACAACGACATCTTTTTTGGAGGGCCAGAGAAAAATTCATCAAAAAAACATATTCATAACCTATCATTGGTGGGGTGACTATTGATGATTCCCATGAGAGTTACAGCCAAGAATATACCCACAAAGGAACTCATGAGACTCCAGAAGGAACTCCCACACACCGCAAATAAAATATTAAAGGACATATCAAGTCGAGCAGAAGTATATGCCCAGTCGATTGCACCAACAGACACAGGACGGTTAAAGAGCACAATTGAAACAAAGCAAGTAAATCAGTATTCTTTCGACCTAAAAATCGGCCCCGTCCCCCGGGGTAAAGGCTCAAAAGAGAGCTATGATTACTACCAAGAATATGGATTCAGACCGCATTATGTTCACAGGTCTATGTGGATGGGTAGCAAGTGGACTAGTAGTGACGACTTTGCATATGTTCGTAAGAATACGCCAGTAATTTGGCCAACATACAGAGAATTTTTAACACCCGACAATGTAAATTCGATGGTCATAAAACATGTAAACACACTAATGCAAAAAGCAGTATTATGAGGATGATAAAATGGTTTTAGTCAAAAACAATCTCGGAGAAGAAGTAGAGTTTGAGGGAGCGAATCTCAAACACGGAGAGGAAAAAAACGTCAACATCAAGGATTTCAAAATTGGGAAGATAGTCTTAGTGCCCGTAGACAGCGGAGATACGGCGGACATGATTGACGACTATTTAGATCAGAATGCAAGAACAGTCAGGAAGTCACTAAGAGAGGACGACCTTGAGCAGGAGACCCTTGAGCGTCTACTTAAACTCGAGAAAAACGAAAAGAATCGAAAGACCGTAATTCAAGAAATAGAGAAGAAAATGGAATGATTTCCACCTTCAAACTGGGGGGAGACAACGAAGCCATAGACACAGCCGACTTGTTAATCCCCACCATGAGAGATGGGGAATTGAAGAAAAATCCGAAGAGGTTTAATGTAAGATGTCGAGACTGTGGGCACAAGAAACTATTAATGGACTTGACATATTGTCCGAGATGCAAAGAAAAAACACCTAACATGATAGAGGTGATAGAATCACAAAATACAAATACACAGGAGACGGAAAAATAAACCTTCTGGGTAAGCAGTATAATCCAGGGGACATCGTAGAGATGGAAGAGATACCAGAAGGTCTTGACATGAGAAAATTTGAAAAAACAGAAGTGTTTGTCTGCGAAGAGTGTGAAAAGGAGTTTGACTCAAAAAGAGGGCTTTCAGCCCATCAAAGAACACACAAGGAGGAATGATTAAATGGTCAAAGTATGGAGAGCTAGACACGTCACCATGAAGTTCGAAGACTCTTCCGAGTATACGATAGACACGACCACTCATCTTTTCGAGGGTTTCACAACTGGAACGGAGATTTCCAACGCGAAGAACGTAACAATAACCGAGCCAGAAATTAGTGTAGACAAGATAGACTTGCTCGGAACAAATGCAAACAGTTTCCAGAATCAAGAAAAGATGAAGAATCCTGTAGCAATGGCAACCATATCTGGGACACTCTTACTGGACTCTGACGAAGTTCTCGAAGGTCAGATTGACACGGGAACTACAATTTCGTCCACAAGTTCAGCGATGAGATACCAGATAGGTGCTGATGGAGAATCTGATACTACTTTTGTAGTTCAGTTGTCCGATAGTGGTGATGTAGTGGAAATAGCACTCGACAGTGCAACCATTACCAGAATCGGTGACATCAGACAGGATTCCGCAGATGGACACTGGGAACAAGATTTTGAGGCGACTTGTCTTGCCAAAGACTTCTACATCGAATACTACGACTGATTTCGAGATTGAGGAAGTAGAGAAGGACAGTGTTAGTGTTACCTTTGGAGACTTCCCGATTTCAAACTGGAAGGAGTGGAACGAAGACTGTAAGAAGAGATTTGGCGACTGTCGGTGGATGAAGGCATGGAATGACCACAGAGCTAGCAAACAACTTGAGGTCTTGCAAGATGTTTTCATACCACAGATTAATGAATTGAAAAAAGAAATAGAAGCCCTTAAAGCAGACATGGCAGACAAAGAAGAAGAAGACGAAGAAGAACTTAAACTGCTTGGGGGCGGAAAAATCGAAGAGAGGTGATTTGATGAACGATAGAATAGAAAAAGCATCTGGCGAAAAAAGGTTCATGACTTTTGACTTAAAGGACGATGATTTTGGGGTCGAAAGATTGAAACTTCATTTCAACACATCAGAAGTGGCAAAAATTCAAACATCAATAGATGAAGAGAATGGCTTAGTGAAGATGATGAACGTCCTTAAGTCGGGTGTTAGTAAAGGACAGCCCAATTGGGACGACCAGACCGTGGATGACTTTGTAGCAAGACACATGATAGACCTTCAGAAGTTTGCGGCGATTTACATGGGTGTTCCAAAGGATGAAGTAGAGAAGATGTTTGAAATGGGGATGGAAGAAGGAAGAAAAAAAATAAAGGGCCAATGAGTAAAGAGGCCAAGCTTGAAAGAGTTAGAAGAAACCAAGCCAGAAAATACAGGCGACAAGAGGAAGAATGGATAAAGGAATTTGTAATAGTTGCACAGGAGCTCGGGCAAACAGTGGAAGAAGTAATGAACATGAATTGGCTTCAGTATAACGAAATCAGGTCGGCTTTGATTGAAATAAAAAAAGAAGAAAAACGGGAGATGGACAGGGTAAAAACAATATAGGTTGGTTACATGAAAAGGAGAATAGTAATAGAATTTCTTTCGAAGGGAATTAAGTATCTCAGGAATAAAATCAGGGGACTTATCAGAAGTATGCGTAGTATTAATGACCAATCTAAGATAGTCAATGTTGCTAATGCTGACATGAGAAAGAACATGGCAAAAACTCAGGGGTTGGTTGGAGAAACGGGTGGTAGATTTCAAGGACTAAAAGATAAAATGGCCCCCATTGCCAGAACCGCTGGTTGGGTTAGTGGTGGTCTTAAAACAGTTGGTGGTGTGGTAAATAGACTTTCAGGAAATTTAATCGGTGCAGAGAGAGAGACGAAAAGATTTAGAATGGAACTTCTATCTGTGATGTTCTTCGGCATGGCACTTCAGAGAGTTTTCTTTGGTCTCTTACAGCCCGTTTTGAAAGCCACGGGATTATTTGAGATATGGTCTGCGGTTCTGACTATTTTATTTTTACCTG